GTACGTCAAGGTTGCCATGATAATCGATAGGGTTTTGGGTGACAGTGCGCAGTCCACCAAGTCCAACCTTGGTTACTGCAACACCAGGACCACGTACGGATTTCGTCTTGCCGATGCGATCCTTCTTTAGATAACGGTCATCATTTAATGCGACCATATTCTCAGGTGGTTTGTATTGTTTAGGTTCATTAGAAACGTAATCTTCTGAAGGCGTTGGACCAACAGTTTCAGTAGTAATACCTTCTTTAACCTTGGGCTCCGCCTTGCTGCGGCGCCTGCGCTTGGGTGTTTCGCTCATTGTCCATTTGGTTACGTTGCATAGCAGAAGCCTGTTTGGTCAACTCCATCTGTTGTTGTACCTGAGCTTGCTGTGCTTGTTCTTGTTGAATTTCTTGTTCGGTCTTGACCAGGTTAAGTACATCAATCCCTTGTGAAGCAGCCAGACGTTTGACAACTTCTTCAGGTTTAATATATTTAGCCAGTGCTTCAGGACCAAGGGTTTGTGCAATGGTAGTCATGAACATGGTCAACGATTGTTGATCCTGACCACGACCAATAGCATTAACTCCTGCCACAATGACAGGACGCACAAGACCTTTAGGAAGCTTTGGAATCTCACCACGCTTACCTGCTTCAGATAGTTTCCTATTCAGATAGGGAACCAGGAAGTCAACAGTAAGAACTGAGAAGAGTCCAGAAAGTTGTTGATCCAGTTCAAGTTGAGTAGTCCTTACCTCTTCAGCAGTTGTACGCTCAGAGTCACGGACCTGGAGGCTAAGGAATGCATCAGCCAATCGTTTCTCAAGAGTCTGAATCATCGTCAGTGCTGTCGCGAAGTCAGCAGTCTTGCCGACCTGAACAACACCAATGTCATCAGGTCTACCTTGAACGATTGCTCCATTGCCTGCTGAAGCCAGCGTGGCGGGTTTAGTAGTGGAGCTAGGGCTAACAGTAAAGACAACCTTAGCGGCTGCTGCAGAGCCTTCTACCATTGCCTGAGTCAATGCTTCCAATGACTTCAGATCACCAATGTATTCTTCAACTCGACCACGCCCATAGTCTTCGTTGTCAACAACGTTAAATCGAAGGGGTAGCCAGGGTGATACATCCAGAGGTGCTTTACTAATGGAACCAGGGATGATCTTTCCATAGACTTCCTGATACCAACTCATCATCTTACCCTCACGTTTAACATGAGTGTAGATATCAACTTCATCCCTGTTTGGATTACCACCCGTAGCATCAGGGTTCATTGGTTGGGGTTGTTCAATCTCTGCTAACTCAGGGATCAGCTTCTTATTAATCTGTTCTTTAGTGACAATTTCAATAACATTACCTAGACCATCACGTTCAACAACGAAACGGTTCAAAGGATAAACCTTGAGTTTGTCTTTATCCATAAAGATAAGAGCGTTGCCACTAACCACCAGATGCTTCAGCGCTTGGTGGACAACAACACGATCATCAGATTGAGCAATCAGATCCATAACGATACGTTCAATCTTGGCAAAGGAAAGATCCAGATCAGACTTAACTTCAGGGGACAACCCTTCCTTAGTCATCTTGCTCTCATCAACTTGCAATTCAAAAAACGTAGAGTTAGGAGGCAGCAATGCAAGCATTAATTTACTTGCTAAGCTCGTGCAACCTTTGGCACCAACTGATTGCCAAGGGGTCTTTAAATTTTTGTGGTTAGAATTATCGTCATCCTGCTTGATAAGATACGGCAGAGTCAATCGTGACGCCTCTACTGCTTTATCAAGAAAGTCATCACGATAACTTCTTAGGTAGTCGTACCTTTGTTTAGCGGTCATTGTACTTTAAGTTGAACTTTACCTAGCTTTCCCCTACCAACATTACCTGGATGAGGACGGGGATTATCATTAGATGGAGTAGCCATTTTCAAATCAGCCAAGGGAACACGATAGTCATCGCGCAAACCATTAGGATCAAACTTCTTGATGTTAAGGAGATCCTTACCTTTACTTTCGTAGCTACTAAAGTTAGTTACATCTTTCTTTTCTTGTGCTTTGATCTCATCGATACGTTTATCTACAGAACGGTTATCTTGTGAACCAAGTTTCTCAGACAAAGCGGTAACATCTTTACGATAATCATTCTTAATTCGCTCAGCTTTACCTGGCAACTTGGCTCGGTATTCACCATTCACTTTCTCAAAAGTTTTGAATGGATCTTTTTTGATGTTGTTATCAAGGGCGTCGAACACAGGCTTAGACAAAGAGTCCATCAACTTCTTACGGTTATCGTCGCCGAAACGCTTCATCTTATCCTTAGCTTCGGCGTTGGCGTATCGACCAGCGAGTGATTTCTTCCAAGCATCATCTCTGTAAGACAATGATTTTTTGGGGTCGATTCTTAGCGTGTCATAGTTAAGCTCATCGATGTCATTGAGATTTTTACGGAGTGCAGTGTTTGCATTCTTTTCGATTTCATCAAGGTTTTTATTGCTGAAGACATTGTTCTTGTCATACTCTTCGCCAGCCTCGATCTCATCGTTATCCCAATCCCAACCATCATCATCATCATTACCACTGAGGAGTTGTTCAAATTGTTCGTTGGTAAGGAAGACTCCATCTCCATTACCTCCGCCTCCTCCGCCGTTTCCACCGTTTCCACCGCCGCCACCGCCGCCGTTTCCACCGTTTCCACCACCACCGCCGCCGCCGTCTACGCCTCCGTCTCCACCGCCGCCTCCACCGCCGTCTCCTCCGCCGTTTCCACCGCCGTTGCCGCCACCGTTGTCATCACCAGGGTCGGGGGTTCTTTCTTTCGGAGGTTTCTTACCTTTAGTGGTGAAAGCATCCTTGTTGTCATTAGTAATGTTAAGACCTTTCTTAACAGTAGTACCTAGACCAAGGTTCTTACCTTGCTTTTCTTTCGCGTCAGACAACACTCGGAGTTGGTTCTTGATGATTGTGTTGTTATTGATTCCATGTTTCTCTTTAATCTTAGAGAGTTCCTTGGCATCAACCTTACCATCATCACCAGTAGCACGATTCAGATCTCGCTTTACTTGTAGCTGACGTGCTTCCTGTGCTGCTTTCTTTTCAGCTGCTTCAGCGTCTGCTTTTTTCTTAGCATCTGCTTCTGCTTTCTTTTTAGCTTCAGCGTCTGCTTTCTTTTTAGCTTCAGCATCTGCTTTTTTCTTAGCATCTGCTTCTGCTTTTTTCTTAGCAGCAGCGTCGGCAGCTTTCTTCTTTGCTAGTTCAGCTTCTTTCTTTCTAGCATTAGCGGCAGCAGCTTCTGCTTTCTTCTTAAGTTCAGCTTTCTTCTTAGCATCATCAGCAGCTTTTGCTTTTGCTTTCTGCTGTTCAGCATACTTCTTAAGTTGTGCAGCACGAGCTTCTTTCTTACGCTTAGCTTCGGCTTCCTGTTCTTTCTTTTTAACAGCAGCTAAGTAAGTCTTAGCTTTAGCTTGGAAAGCTTTGTATCCTTTCGGATCCTTCTTACGGTTTTTTGCTGTCCAATACTTAAGACCTTTCTCATAACCTGTTTTGTTCATGGGTTCTCCATCCTACTGATGAGCCACTCCACAACAGAACGTTGACCAGAGCGGTACATAATTTTTTCAATTGAATCGTCTGGTGTTGGCGTCAGCGGTGGGAACTGATCGTTAAGTTGATTGACCAGGGCACGGTGTTCCATGCCCAAGGTCTCAAGCATACTGAGGGAGGTTGACATTAGAATGTTCAAAGAAGGCAGGCATTCGCGCCGCTTGTGTAGCAGAAAGCTCTGGAGCTTTGCCTTCATACATCAAGCGATCACTAGAATCCAGCCAAAATTTTTTGTCCAAATATTTATCGGATGCTCCAACCTTAAGAGGTTGCATCACCCAGTTGATAGTTGCTTTGCGGAGCTTGTCAAGACTAGGACTGATATCAAGCCCCAGCTCCCGACAAACAAGGCTATTGGTAGCAACGTGAATTTGTTCATCTCGGCTTATGTCCGCAGAGGTTGTACGCATTGCAGCGTCACCATTAAATCGAAAGAATGGGAGT